GTTCAATAAAAAACTTAGAAGTAATTATATTTTAAAGTCGTTCATCTTTCCTTTAAGAACGTCCAAATTTTGTACTGACGTTCCTGTCAATAACAAGGGTTATTTAGCTTTGTCCAGGAAGTGGGATAATAAATTCTTTTTATCTCCCTCTTCTTTAATTGATAAGCTTAACAAGCTTTGTGAAAATTTTGGATTTATTTATCCTGATTTTCCAATCCAGACTGGTGATACCAGTTGGATCGAAGAATATAATGACGATTTCCACGTCAATCCATATTATGTTTCGCCTTTTTTGGCTCAAAATCAACCTTCTTCTCCTGAATTGAAAGAATATTGAGATTTTGTTTATTCTGGAGATTATAAGAAAGATCGTATTATTAATTATACTGGTCAAAATATTAACATCGATTTTTGTCCCGATGTCCCAAAAACGTGACATGCCTTGCGTTTTTATTCTTTAATTAATAATTCTTTCATGAAGTATACCCGCCGGTTGGACCTTAATCCGTCTAACTTTATATTTTCAGAGGAATATTTTTTAAATTATATGAAACGTTATTCAAGGCCAAAATTAAAACCTTTAGTTGATAGGATGGTTGAGAGGAAGCTACAGGATAATTTATCTCAGTTTAATGCTTTCAACTCTTTTGATGATAATAATTTATTTATTGATATTAATCCATCAAATATATTTTTGCCTGAGAATTATGTTGCGAATATGGCATGATATTTTACTCCTTCTTATAAGATTTCTGAATATAAGAAAAAAGTATTTAGATCTTTTTTAAAAAAAACTATTAATGATATTTTTGAAATTGATTCTTATGGGAAGATATGTCCAATCAATCTTTCTCAAGTTTCGACTGTCATTAGAGGCACTTTAGCTAGCAAGTCTGCTGGTTATCCTTATTGTTGTAAAAAGGGTTTTGCTATTCAGAACTATTCCGGTCAACTCAAGTCCAGGATTGGGTATTTCCGTAATTTTGACTATCCTAGCGGTGATTCAGCATTGATTTTGGCCTTTGTAAGGACTCAATCAAAAGGTAAAATGAGGGCAGTTTTTGGCTATCCTCTTGAGGCGATTATGGTTGAAGGTCAATATGCCATTCCTTTAATCGATAGAATTAAAAAGTTAAATGCTTTTAACGGTACTTTCATTATTCCTTATGGTGTTAAGTCTGCTTCTATATGGTGATTTATGAATTCCAAAGAGGGTAGTAGCGACACTCTCTTTTCAGGTGATTTTTCTCGCTTTGATACTACTATTTCTTCCGACCTTTTAAATATTGTTTTTGAAGAATTACAAAATATAATGGTCGATGCTCCTTACCGTCCATTAAGTAAGGATTTTGAAGCAATTTCTGATTGTTTTATTAATTCTAAAGTTTTAATGCCAGATGGCTTTGTTTATCAGAAGTCTAAAGGCATATGCTCTGGTAGCATGTTTACCAATTTAATTGGTTCTCTTATTAATTTAACTCTTAGTCGCATTTGTGCTGCTAGTGTTGGACTTGAACTCGTAGATTCAGGATGTTCGGTCCTTGGTGATGATTCTTCTCTTCAGTTTTCTTCTTCTTCTTTTTCTAATGATAGTCTTGAAAAATATTGTAAAGAGTTTTCTAAGTGAGGAATGATCCTTAACTCTGAAAAGAGTTCTATTGGTCAGGAATATCTTTCTAGACAATGAAATCCCGAATCATTTGGTGGATATGGGACCCAAACAAAGGCTTGATCCAGAGCCCTTTTTCCTGAACGCCATAGGTATTATACTCAACCTGGGCAAGTTGATACTTTGCTGAGTTCGATAACTATGTGTTTAGGCCCACATTTCGGTCATCTTTATGGTGAATGTGGTACCGTATTTGCTCGACCTGCTTCCGAACTACTTTATAGTGAGTTCGAGGTGGTTACCAATTCCGGCCCTGATCCAAATATAGGGTTGTTGGATCCGGAAGACTGATTTTTCAGTTTTCCTTTTAAAGGTTTAATGAATTAATTTATTATTAATTATTAACTCCTAATCACTCTTCCTTTACGCTTCCTTCGTGGAGTAAGTTAAAAACGTAAAAAGAAGCGACTAGCATTAAAAGCTCAGGAGTTGCTATCGATGCTCTCCTATGAAGACGTAGGAGCGCTGGAATAAATCCTCCTGGGGTTCGCCCCCGTTCGAATCTTGGGTAAGCTAGGTGTGCGCCGGTAAGCACTATACCCGCCGGATCATCGGGGGCTCAAAATAAATGTCTTAC